GCATTACGCTGATCAATCCGCATAGCACCATTAATAATACGATTACGTAATCCTGCAAGCTGCCCACCGTTAATTGATGGTGTGCTAATTCCTGTAGTTGATGATAGACCAATGAAAGATCCTGCTGCCGGTGTTACCCCTCCAATAGTTGTACCATCAACTGCTCCCCCAGTTACAGCTATCGCTCCTGAACTTTGAGTAGACATTGAACCAAGACCAAGATTTCCTCGTGCTGCGATTGCTGTTATACCACCTGTTCCACCATTAGGGATAGAAAGTGGATTAGCAAGTGTCAATGTCGTGAATGATCCAGCTACAGCAGTCGTCCCACCAATAATAATATTATCAATCGTCCCACCAGTTAAAGTAATATTTGTTGAATTTTGAGTAGAAATCGTACCTAAACCAAGAGATGTACGAGCTGCAACCGCTGTAATAGCACCTGTTCCACCATTACTAATAGTAACAGGTGCGGCTAACGTGATAGAAGATGCGCTAACCAATCCAACAACAGATAAATTACCAATATCTGTCAAAGATAAAAGAGTTTGGTTATATGCAGTATTCATTACTTCTAATGCACCTGTTGCCCCATTTGATCGAATATACTTAGTAGGGGTACCAGAAGTAGTATTACCACCAGTCAAACGAATGTCAGCAGTATTTGTACCAGATCCAACAACCAACGAGCTACTACTACTTACCGTTCCGATAGCAGTAATATTATTCCCACCAGTAATATTACCCACTGAAGATAAAGTTCCACCAGCAGAAATATTTCCAGTAGCTGTAATATTGACAACAGAGGTTATATTACCAACTGTTGTCAAATTACCATTCGTATCTAATGTCATCAAATAAGCGCCACCCGCCGCATTCGCCACACCAAATGCATAAGTAGAAGATGCAGTTAAATATGATCTGACGACTGTGGCGTCTGATAATCTTATTTTTAGGTTACTTGATGTAGAGGAGTCAATTGCTAAAGGCCAAGCGCTACCAACAATATCAAGTGCGGTTGTCGGAACGAATTTACCAATTGATAATTGATTAGCGATATAAGCAGCAGTAGTTGAGAAACTCGCTGCATACGTCCCAGTACTAGAAATACCAACGACACCGTTACCTAAACGGGATAACCCAGTACTTGGTTCTGCAGAGAAACTAATTGAAGGACTGGCGATAGTACCATCTAATGCAGAAACAGATCCAGTTAAAACCACTGTTTGTGCAGATACTACATTTACACCATCACAATAAAGGATCGTCTGCGCTGAGGTATTAATGATAATCCCTGTACCAGCAGATGTTTTTACTGTAAGAGTATTTGTTCCCGTATATGTAGCTTGTACATAATAGATACTAACAATAGTAGGAACAACGATTACTGTATTTACCGAAGGAGAACCAATAAATTGAAGAATTTTATTAGAAGCCTCTGTATTAGTAAGAACAAAAGTGCCACCAGCAGAAATATCTTTGACGAGTTTCGTAAATTGAAATTGAGTAGAGCGACCCCACCCAATAGAAATCCAGCCAGCCCCAGAGTTAAAAATGAGCATAGACTCATTTGGATTCAAAATAATATTGACTGCACTATCAATAGTCTCAGTTGCCGCTGGGGAAATCGTGATCAAACCAGAACTAGAATTATGAACTCCAAAGAAGAACCCATTAGTCATTGTTGCTGAAGCAGGAAGAGTGATAGTCGAAGAACCACCAGTCATAGAGAAAATCTTAGCTCTATCAGCAATTTGAATCACATAATTATTATTCCAACTTGTGATTGGTGTATTAATTACAATAGCACCATTCAAAGCCATTGTACCTGTCGCTACGTTATTCGCTGTGAGCATCGAAGCGTCAGCAGAAGATGTTCCTGTACCAAAAGTAATGGCATTCCAAACGCCTTGTGATGTTGAATTATCTTTTAGGTATAGATATTTCACAACATTTGGGACAACTTGAGTTAAGAAATTACCAGCATTATCTAAAACAATATACGAGTATAGACCTGGATTACTAAATAGTAAATCTTGTCCTGTGCTTGTTGCGTTCGCTGGAGGTAAAGTAATGTAAAAACCCGCAGCACTTGGGCTTACATCATTTAAAGAAGCAATATAATCGGTTCCATTATAATTGGAAGTCCAATTTAATGTGACATTCGCTGTCAGCGCGATAGCACGATAAGCTGTACCTACAGCAGGGATAGTCTGATTACCGAATACATTGTTATAGTTCATTTATGGCTTTCCAAAACAGTGATCCGTAAAGTGTTTGTATCATTAACTCGTTGTAGGCTATACAAAGCCTCTTTTAACACTTCTACTTTTGTATCAGATTTAACACTATTAACAACAAGCGTGTCTAATTTACTAGATTGACCTGCTACATTCCAAAGTAGAACGCCAAGACAAGTCAGAATTGTTCCTACAGTACTCACTATCCACGTAATTGGTATACGTGATTCTACTGTAGGATTGGTATAGTTTTGTTCGGTCATCGAATCAACTTCCGTTGTTAAGTGTATCATCTTGTGCATTTATGTTCGTATCCTGTGTAATCAAAGTATATGTACTTTGACCGTTGGTTACGACCGATGAGTCATTTCTAGGATATCTAAGTGATATCTTCTCAGTTTTTCGTGGGGGTAATTTGTATGGATCTTTCACATCCATATCATCTTTACAAACCCTCAATGCTGGGTTATTCGCATCTGGTCGGAGTTGGTCGTAAGGAAATTTTCTATGGCAACGATCGCATATCGCTATAGAAACGGTAGAATTTCCGCGAGTATCTAAAAATAATGGCATAGTTAAGCTGTGTAACCACGTATGTTTGGAGCAATAAAAATAGGAGCACTGTCAGTTTCACCATCTTCAGCTTCTGATAGATATTGTTGAGACATTGCTTGACAAAGTTGAATCCTAGAAGGATCTACTCCTTTCAGCTCAAAAGACAAATTTTTGGCCAACATCCAAATAATAGCCTCAAACCAACGTTCAGGAACCTCAATTTTTTGAGAAAGAGAACCAACATCTTGAACTTGTCTCTGTCTTTTGATAGATAACAATGATAAAGAGTTACTTGGTAAAGGCCAAACCGTCATAACAGGGGTTAGCTGTTTATCGTAAAGATAGCTTAATGGTCGACTTATACTATCTTTATTTGTTAAGCTCTCATATTGATCTCTGCTATACCGATCAATAGGTACTTCATAATTTGTTGAAGAAACAATGACTTGAGTCAAAGAAAGAATACCACTTGTCAATTCACGAATACGAAAATTCAATCTTGATAAAGCTGGGTCAATATCTACCCATAACCATTGTCCAAGAGTGACTAAAAGACTTCCAATACTTTTTATAGTATTCCAAGTAATCAAATCCTCAGAACATTCAAGGATAATATTTGTCGGTCCTGCTATAGAAAATTGAAGACCACAAGTAATTACAGGGGTATCTAATGGGAAAGTAAGAATCCAATTAGAAGCAGCTATCGTAGTAATATACGATAAAGGAGCAGGAGTACGCCAAGAGGCATTTAATACATCTACCGTACCGATAGGTAGAGTATATGATTTTTGATTTGCATAAAGTGAAATCAATTGACGATCGATACACCACAAATTAACACCACGATTTGTAATCGAAGAAAGTGTCAAGTAGAGGTTATTACGTGATGTATCGAGATCTTCTGGTGATAAAGTTGAAGGCGCAAGACCGACACGACGAACAGCATGATCAATAACTAAAGCCGTATCTATAACAGTGGTAGCTACCGTTCCGCTTGTTGACATGATAGACCTATAACCGTATGAGAATTATTAGATTATACCACACTCAGCAGTACCCAAGCAAGCTTTACCGCATACGTCGAGCTCTCAAAGAACCATAAGCTGTTAATGTATTAACTGTAAAACCCGCATTCGCTACAAGATAAATTGTTGTCTGAACAGCTATACTAACACGAACAACAGGAATAACTTGAGAAGCATCTACAGCCGTAGTAGCAATAGCAAAAGGACTCGCAACAGTTGTCTCAGCTGTACCAAATGTACCACTTACCAAGCTTACTCCACCTAAATAATAAGTAGTAACAGTGGAAGCCGATGGATGAAAATCAATATCTCCAGCGACATCCCAATCTCCAGGGGATAAAGAGATACTTGTAATATTGATAGGAGTATTTGTAGTCATACCAATTGCAGCGCCAATTAGTATGGTTGAGATTATAAACTCTCCAATGATACCCGCAGCGGCATTATCATTAGTTGTAGTCCCAGTATTTACTGTGACTTTACTTGGCCAAGTCATCGAATACTCCAAGTATCATTCACAATACCTGTGACACGAACATGAGAAACAGAAGATGTCACAGTTAAAATACGCATTGTGGCGCTAGATTGATCGAGAGTTGGTGTAAAATATTCAACCCCACCATCTGTCGAAAGCTCAATAAGTCGCGATGCATCTGCGCTTTTCAGAGTAATCGTAGCTGGAAGAGGTGCTTCTCCCATATCAATAATCGTTGGACCAACAACTGTGAATGTTCCTGCTCGATGAACACCACGACTCATTCGTGTATTATTATACATATGATCCTTTAAAACCCGGTATTTCTACCGGGTTTAACTATTACGATTGAGTAGAACCAAACAAAGTTGAGTAGTTCAAATTAGTAGCGTTGATAGCATTATACATTGGGACAGACATAAATGCTGCCAAACGAAGAATACCATTCGCAGATCCACCAGTAGCACCAGCGCCACTCTTATTTGTATTACCAACTTGCATCGTACCACGAACATCACCAGTAGTGGTTGTAGCTGGAGCAGTAGCATCTGCAACAGTCCAACCAGTAGATGCACTCAAAAATGCACCTGCCCAATAAATATTCATGTACTCCCAGAAATCAGAGCGTATAGAAAAGCCGAATGAATCTGCTGTCCCAACAGTATAATTATACGCATTCGTGAAGCTAGGAGTCACAGAAGCGATATATTTGAATGCTTTATTACCATACACGATAACTGCACCAGCACCAACTACGATAAGCTCAGACATCGCCGTCCCATAAATATCATAGCCACGAACCAAGAAGTTACCACCAGAGCTACCAGCAAGTCCTGTAACCGATACACCACGAGCGATATTTTGAGTTGGGTCAGATAGTGCGATAGCGCCAGCGAATGCGTAAGGTTGCGCAGCCGTTGCAGTAATATCTGCTGTACCAACTTGAGCACCATTGATAGTTTGACCTGAAGCATTCGCCAGAGTAATAGTCAAAGTATTAGCGGTTACAGGACCAACAACCGTTGTAATCAAAGGGGTATTAACAATCGTACCAGCACCAGCGATAATCAACGCTTGATTGGCTTTGAAGTTTTTCCAAGCACCAGCAGGAATTGTCAAAGTAGTATTACCAGCGACTAAGTTACCTGTCACAAAACCAAAATCAAGAGCTAAAACTTTAACAATATTTTGAGCTAAGAATGGTTGACCAAAAGGGATAATTGGGATAGATACAGACAAACCAGCAGCTTGAGCGGTAGCGAGAACCATGGGCGTATTAGCTACTACGTTCGCAGCAGGCGCAATGCGTGCAGCGTTAGCCGCTTGAGGAACAGCATCAAGCAAAGCAAAATAAGGATTAGCGAACAAAGCCAAAATTTTAGAACCTGGAGCGGCACCAACAGAAGATACAAAACGAGGGTCAATAATCGCCCCACCTTGAAAATTCACATCTGGACCTTGGTCTGGTTCATAGTTTTGAACAGGGTTCGTATTTCCAGTAGAAACATTTGGCCCAGAATTGATAGATAACATGGTGTGTCCTTGTAAGTTGACCCGCCGAAGCGGGTCGTTTTAAAGAAAATATGAATTACGCGCCTGGAGTACCGTACAGAGTACGCCAGTTTGTCCAACCTGTTTCATAACGTTCAGTAGCTTTATAACGAATACTATCCGTTTCAAAGTCACCTTCCATCGATTTTTCAAGTTTACGACGCATTAGAACTTTCAAACCTTCTTTTTCATCTGTTTTAATGAACCAAGCGGTAGGGCTAGTCAAACGCGAGATAACAGCGGTATCAGAAGTCAGGAGACCCATCGATTTGATTGGGTTGACATCATTGTTATTCGTGCCAACACGAAGAACAGACTTGACCAAAACTTCAGCTTGGAACAAGTTAGCTGTCGCGACGACAAGCTTTTCTGGATTCAGACGAATTTTCTTACCATTATTGTCTTGAGCATTACGAACTTGGATCAACATTTGTTCCAACGACGTTTGCGACAAAGCAGCAGAGGTAGCCAATTGATTCGACAAAACACCATTGACAATTGGGTGGGCTGCACTAATCAATGAAACACTATCGCCACCAAGGTAAGCAGCATTAAATGCGCGATTAATCTCGTTTGCACATTTCGTTTCTTTCGTTTCAACCAAAGCCTGAGCAAGAGCTTTAGAGAAAATCGTACCAAGACGAACATGATCACCATCTTCAACAAGGACTTTAGTCATCGCATAAGCGCTACCAAAAACTTTATACAAATAGCGCTTAACAAATAGAACACCACCAGCTTGGTAAACGACAGGTTGACCGTCATAAATCTCAGGTGCTGCACCAAAGTTAAACATCACTGGCTCTTCGTGATAGTTACGAGGAATACCATTTTCTTCGGTAAAAACTTCTTTCCACTCATCTTTACGCTGATCATAAACGCCATCAAAGGCTTTATTCAAAATCGGCTCAACGATTGATCGGAAGTCACTACTCCGCATTGTATTAGCTGACATTTTTCACTCCTTTATTAGATAGCGACTTTATTAGCCACGTATTGATGACGAGCGATAGACACGAGAACTTTCGTATACAAATCACCAGCGGTATTATCAATGGAAGTATCCATTTGCATAATACGGAATTGACCTTGAACACCAACACCAGCCAATGCAGAGGCAAGCGTAGCGTAGCAAAAACCAGCACCATTTACCGCACCATTAGTAATGTCAGCTTGGTTACCAATAGCAGTCAACGCAATTGGGCCATCACCTTGCACTTGATATACTGTACCTGGATCATCCCAAACCCAAGCGACGATATTCGTGGCAACAACACCAGCAGGCCAAAAGTTACTTACAACACGTTTACCTGTAATATCAGTGTATTCGCAACCAGCGAATACACCAATCAAATCAGCAGCAGCGACACCAGCAGTAATTTGACCATTAACGCTCAAAATAACTGGCTGGTATTTGCTAATCTGGGTAGCATACCCAGATGCGATAGCATAAGCCATACCACGGGTTTCACCCGTTGGATGACGAACTGGCACAAAGCCAAATGGTGAAGAGATTGCTGACATTTAATTCTCCGAGTTAGCTAAAAACTGGCGATGCTTTAGAAGTAGCGAGACTTCGCATTCCATCATCGACAGCTTGTGAGATTGCACGAGCTTGCGCGTCGTTCAATGCGTCGTTTTTCTTGATCATCTCTTCTTCTTCCATAGGTTTCTCATGATGGAAATAAGACATAATTTCCTGATACAAGTCATTAGGGATCTTAAAGAGCAACATTTCATTGCAAGCCACACCGCCTTCATTCTCACCCGACTTCATCTTGAAATGCTCGAAACCGGGCACTTCTTCTATCTTAACAGCCTCATACCCCATACGCATCCGTTTATGGATTGGGTCGTAGGTACTCGTCGTTGAAAGCCAGCACAGATGATAACCCGGAATATCGGGCGGTTGAGGTAGTGCGTTTGCAGTCCATTCATCACGAAAATTCGTACGCCGCTCAGAAGCACTAAATACCGTACCATCTTTGTTCGTACGCGAGGAATCCGCGGTTGAACGATTATCACGAGAGTCTGGCGTCGTAGTCTTTTTTAAGCGGTCATCACCGCCGAGTACTTTATTGTCAGAATTCATCATAATTAACGCCCATTCTTATTTTGTTGATCGAAAGTTTTGTATCGTTTAACTGCATCAGCTCGTTGAGCTGGGTCTTCCCACATACCAGCATCTTTCAATGCTTGAACACGCGCACCCGAGAGTTTGAATGTTCCTGGATTGCCAGAAGAACCCGATTCGCCACCCGATCCTGATACAACAGAGCGGGGCTTTGGAGTATCAGTTGATGCTACTGTACCACGATTGCTTCGATGCGGCAAGTATTTTTTAACTCGTGCGTTAAGTTCTTCCCAGTACTCAGATGACTTTGGGTCCCATCCTTCTTGAGCTAATCCATTATCTAAAGTACGTGTCATAGCAGAATCTGTGTCTTTACCATCTGGCTTATACCACGAATTTTTCTCCATAAAGCTATTCGCGTTATCGACTAAACGACGATCTAAAGGTGCTGCGGTTTGAGCTTGTGTATTAAATGCATCTTTAATACGACCAAGATCGTCGATACGCTGCTTCGCAAGCATCATTTTCTCGGTGGCTTCTGCTGCCATCAAACCATTATTATCTTTATATGCTTTAGCTAACTGATCTTTATGGAAAGCATAAGCTGTCGTAGTTTGCTTAATTGTACCTTCAATTTGAGCCAACTCAGTACCGGAAGATTTACGCTCAATGACCGCTAACCGAGCTTCTAGATCACGACGTGCTTCACGTTCACTTGACAATTCACGACGCAAACGTTCATCTTTTTCCTTCGAACGAGTTTTACGATCTTGACGCTCTTGACGACGGTGTTCGCGAATCTTCTCACGACCTTCGTCATCTTCAGAAGCTCCTGTCGTTTCCTCAATCTCAACTGACCCATCATCTTTACTCTCAGTTGAAGCTGAACTTTCATTAGTTGAACTTTCGTCATCATCTAAGTTCTCATCATCATCGAGTGGGTCGATATAGTCATCGTTAGTTGCCATTATTTTACTCCTTTAACTACGAACCAATCTTCTGCAAGTTGGTCAGTTTGTGATGGTGTCCATGGGACTAGTTTATTTTGTGCTGTTTTCAAGACAAGGAAAGGTGAGAAATCACCAATCGCATCTTCATGATGAACGACCGCAAAATGTTTATCATTATACAAATCAATATATCGAATCCATTGATTCGCACCATTCCAACCATCTCGGCTAACACAATCCCCAGTACGCATTTCTTGAACTGCACGACTAAAATCAATACGATTAGCTAGCATCATGTAATCCTTGACGAAGAAGATAACCTTCTAAAGCCCAGACTTTTTGTTTTGCCTGTTCTTTTGCGATCTCACGACCAATTTCAGCATCGAAATTTTCTGCGGAAACACAAGCTGATTCACCAAAGACATTATATCCATTTTTCAATGTCAGTAGGCAAATTGTGAATGTGGTCGCTGGGAAGATATAGTAGTTTTCGCTAGCGATACATTTATCAATCAATTCAGGGGTTAGTCTCGGGGCAGTGAGACCCTTAGATTGGATCTTTTGTTCGATTTTATCGTCGTTTGTCATTATTATTCCTTAAAGAACGTATGTTTCGAGTTCAAGAGGGTTACCATAAACGCGTTCGATAACCTCGTGATCATTAACAGTGACGAAATAAATTGGATCTTCATTCGCCCCATTTTTGACAGTACGTCGCATACCGCCCCATCTAGGAACAATGACGAAATCACCCGGCTCAGCCCATGTTCCTTCTTTCCATGGTTCACCTGTATCACGATTACAAAATGCCAATGGACCAACTGCTAATACACGAGCGACTTGATTATTCCAACGTTCAGTATCTTTAGTTTCTTCGATAAGGAAGATACCACTTGTCGTTGTTTTTTTAGTAGACATTAATTGGCACAAGATACGTGCGCCGAGAGGCATTACTTTAGGGATGATTTGGGGAAACATACCCAAAACTTCTGGGTCTGTGCGCCAATCTTTTTCAGTGCGAATAGATTCAGCAATGAAGGGAGTCATTTTCATGTTGTCTAACCTCTAACGAGAATTACCCGGTAAAGTCACCCAACATAAATACTACCGGAAAGAGTATTATACCGATCGGCCGACCAGCGTTGGGTGACGCTAGTATTATGCCGGATATTGATTATAATAGCAATCAATTTTCTGAATTGTCGTCGCCTAATAGTGAGGAGAGCTCTTCAATCGCAATACCTAATCCTTGATACTTTCCAACCTGTTTAAGATATTTGGCATAATCTTCTACAGGATGCTCCGCGAGAGCAAGACAAATTTCATCTTGTTTATCGCGGAGTGTTTTTAAAAGCTTATCTTCAAACATTAAACGATAGCTAACACATCTAATGGGTCTGCGACTACACCACCAACGACAGCCGTTCCAGTATTAGCTACAGCCGTTCCAGTATTAACGATAACATTTTTCGCTGTACTTACTGGTGCTGTGACAAGATTCTCTGCTGTAACTCCTGCCAATGCTACTGTGCCAACTAATGTACCAACAGCCGTATTTACACCATCAACAACAGTATTACCAACAAAATTAATCGTATCTGTAATAGGAGAAAGAATAGTTCCAACAAAACCTTTCTTATTCCCTGCAGAAGCTTCTAACTGGTTGATTGTTACTTGATCTGCTGCTTGTTGAGCAGTTTCACCTGCTAATACCGCTGCTGTTTCTGCTGTAGTATCTTGAGTCAATTGAGCTTGTTCACCAGCAGTAACTGCTGTTGCTTCTGTAGCATTATCTTGAGCTAGCTGAGCTGTTTCGCCTGCTGTGACATCTGTTTGAATTGCAGCTTGGTCTGCATTTGCTTGAGCTGTTTTCGCAGCTAAAACATCAGCTTGTCCTGTTACCTCATCAGATGCTTTTTGTGTCGCATCAGCAGAGTTAATCGCGGATTGGTCAACTTCTTTTTGCTTATCCTCACCTTGATCATATACCTCTGTAGCTTCACTTTGTTCTTGACTTTGGGATACTTGAGGAGTTGGTTCAGTAGAAACATCATCCATCGTAACTTCCATACCGTGATCAGAAGGAATAATAGAGCCGAAATGTTGATTAATATAAGATTCTACCGAATCACAACCATCAACAATTTCAGAGTAAATTTTACCAAGTGCATTTTTAACATGGAATAACATGATATTTCCTTTGATTATACTGGTTCAGGGTCTGCATTCAAATTTGGATTCATCGCATTAATTGCAGATTTAGGGTAACGCTTCGCGATTGGTGTACGAGTAGGACTTGTATCTGGTTGACTAATAGCCACTTTTCCCATTGACGAAGGCATCCGGGTGTATCCCGATTGATTTTGTCGTTGACTTTGACTTTGACTAAAACCATGATTTGTATTCACACTTTTAGGCCCAGCCGGTTGAGTATCAGAATTTGGTAAATTGATACCCATAGCTTGCTGTTTTTGCATCTTAATCATGATTATTCCCCCATTGGTTGTTGTGGGGCAATTGTACCATTTGGAGCGTGGTTTACAACAATATTTGTTGGCTGAGGTTGAGGAGGTTCTACTTGAGATTGTTGATTAACAGAGTCTAAGATATCATCTAACTTAGAGTCAGTATTATCCTGTATTTGTTGACCAGTTTGGTCATTAGATTCTTGAATTTGTGTTTGAAGAACTGCTGAAGACTCTTTCATTTCTTGAATGATTTTGTCTGTTTCATTATCATCACGATTTTTCATGATCTCAGTTTGCTGTTTTTGCTGATTGGTTTGTTGATTTCGTTCATTATCAGCTTGAATTTTTAAAGCATCTCCTTGTGGACGAAGTTGAAGAACTTCTTGCTGTTTCAATTGTAAGTCAGCAGTATCTTTCTGTTGTTTACGATTGATTTCTGCCATCGCTGCTTGAAGAGTCGCCGTGATTGCTGGATCTTGTTGTGGAGGAGGTTGAATTTTCTGCCATGCAGCTTGCATTGCTTGAAATTGAGTCATCGCTTGTGAAATCTCCTTCTCAAACTGAGCCATTGCAGTATCATGAACATGAGCTAATGATGTTTCAACATGAATAGTTGGCATTTTATCAGCTAATTTATTATAGTTAGAAGATTTCTCCATCATATCAGCATATGCGAACCCAATATGTTGAATACAGTGTTCAATCATAGAAGGTAAAATATTTGTCGCGAATGCTGGGTTTTGAAATGTTGGACTCATAGCGAAATCAAGATGGCAGAATAAGTGCGCCATATGATTTTGTTTTGGGAGAGCTAACAAATGTGTACCATGAACTGAAGCCAAATTCTCGGCTACTGGGTTCATATTTGGTGGTTTTTTCTTCGCAGGTAACAGTTCATCGATTCCTTCTACCCGCATACGGGACAACATACGTCGTGCAAGCGCATCTTGATCGAATTGAAGGGTTGGGAACATCTGTACAACTTGCGCGACTCCTTGCATTTGAGCGAATCGCTGTGTCTCAGAGAAAATATCTGGGTCGCTTACTGGAGAAATGTCAAGTGAACGAATAAAGTCTCGTTTACTAATAATCAATTCACCCAAATCTTCAATTACTTCATGTTCATCAAGGAAAACTGAGTTAATTCGGCAAAGAATTTGTAGTGCTTTCGCTTGACTATAGTGAAGACGACTATGAATAGCACTATATGTCGTACTTCCTTGCTCTACCATTGCCATCGTCGTACCAACTGGGGTACGATCACCAATATTCTTCATTGACTCTTCGGCGGTAGCAATTACACCTTTACCAGCATTCGTTAACCAATCCAATAATTGCATCAAAACTGGACTAGGGGCGTTGTATGGCATCGACATGATGACTTTACGAATATCATCTGTTCCGGCTGGTCCTTCAATCTCAGCGATTTGAGTTGGCTCAACTTCAATATTTTGTCCAGATACTTTTCCGCCACGAAGCTTAATCAATGTTTGGCTATTATTGATATGCGCAGCATCCATCAATGCACGAAGAGCTCCTGTCAACGCACCAGAGATTCCACCAATTAAGTGAGGTAAGCCAATAGCATAAGCACCGCGCCAAGGAATAAACTTCCACTCAACAAACCAATCAAGTTTTTGATAAGTAGCATCTTTTTCATCCCAGTTACGATAAATTGCGAGAACCTGCTCCGTATATGCGTCAATTGTCACGATATAAGGAGCCATCTCTCCTTTTGTAACATCATCATCTTCAAATTGATACCAAGTCATGATCTCGAACACGTCCCGAATACCATCATCGTTATACGCATCTCGTTCACGACCTTCAATTTTATCATTTGCCGCGCTAGCCGCTGATTGATCTGTGAAATCACCACCAATCGAAGCATTTACGATATCTGCATACAGTCCGCTGTTAACACGTTGATCAAATTCGAATTCAGTGATGTGCTGAATATGAGTGACACGCTGTGAAGTATAAAAATCAGATGTACTGTAGGGTAGGTACAAATCATCGATCGGAACAAATTCAGTACGAGGGCGTTTCATACGCTCGTCATACCAAAATTTCTGATATTGACTTCCACCCATCGGTAGCTGTGTCAACAATTGTTCTAATTGTGAACGATATTCACCCATATTCGTTGTTACTTGCCAATTCATGAACTTCGTTTTCTTATTAGCGAGTTCAATTTTCTCTTCAGTCTCAGTCCCAAGAATTGTTGACTTTACTGGGCCGCTAGGAGGAAACAACTCCTTGATGGCACGACTGGCAAAGTCAATACAGGACTCTGCAAGAATCGGATGGACAACCCGACTGCTACCACTAAAAGAAGCCCCTCCAGGAGCATCATCCCCAAGACCAGTACGACGAAGTCCATCTTCATATTGTTTATCACGTTTTTTACGTGACTCTTTATCTTTTTCAATGCTGTCAATATATTCATACGCGAATGACCTCATATCTGATTGTGAAATAATATCTACCAAATTACTTTGAAAGCCAATTGGTTCTTTTCGTTTACCTTCATCAAGATCGAAATCTGCTGAACCATCTTCATTCATCGTAGGTTCGCCAATATCTCGATCGTCTTCTTGCTCATTATCACCATTGTGATCTGGGGTATTATAATCTTGACCAGCGATGTTTCGATCTTTTTCATGAATATCAGGTAAACGAGCCATTATAATTCCTTATTTTGTAGTCCCCTATTTTACCACTATTGGTCGTATGGGTTGACTACTTTTTTCTTACTTCGTTCATCATCATAATAGAAATCTTCTACCTCAACTGGGTCAATTGACAACCAATTTTGATCACGAAACATTGCTAAAGCTTGACTAAATGTATCAGTATAGTCATCATGTAAGCTTAATGGGAATACGCATACCTCACTGATAAAGTCCGTTGACCATGTCACAGGCTCTCCTTGAACTTTTCCACTCTCAGGAATATACACTCGCCCATTACAAGCAAGATGTGAAACAGAGTGGAGTCTCTGTACTTTATCCATCTTTCCTGGATTATATGCTCGAACAGGGACGTTTGTTCTTCCCAAATCTTGAATCAATGTGATTCCTGAACCTTTTTCTTCAATCAAAACAAGATCTGGTGACTGTCCTGGCTTCAATGGGTTATCGTCTTCTCCTCCATATTTAGCTTGATATTCATCGCAAACCTTCTTTCGTAGCTCTGGATATTGCATATGCTCACTCCAAGAGTCTAGTAACATTACGCAAAATGTTCCAACGTCATTCTCAAATACTCCCCAAACGGTACAAGCTGTCGGGTCATTATTTGTTTTCTCAGTAAATGCAGTATCATAACTTTGAATGATATACATGAAATGAGGTAAGTCTTGTCCATATTTCCATAGTTTGAACCAGCTACGTTTGATAATTCCTTGATCTTCAAGGTTAATAACTTCAGCATGAATCTCTTGTCGACCGAGTGTCGTTCCTTCATACTGAACAATTTGATTAAAAAAGCTATCAGCGAGGTTCGATTTGTTCTCATAAGATGAACCAGTCGTGATTAACATCTTCTTAGCTGGTTCTTTTGACCATTGAATAAACTTTTGAACGAGTGGGATTGGTTTTGGTGTCGTTGTAATACAAACTTGAGGGTTCTCACCAAGTCGTAGTCCAAACATCGCCATATCCCATGTTCTTTGAATAGTCTCTGCATTACCATTTGCCCAGCCAGCGATCTCATCCATCCAGATGGCATCATGTTGAGGTCCGCGTAGCCGTTCAGGTTCCTCTGCTGAGTACATTGTGGCGATGGCTCCGTTAGGCCAGCTCACTCGACGTTTCGTTGGCTCAAAAAGTGGCTTCATATCAGGTGGGAAAATGGCTAGGAGTCCAGATTCTCCTTCAACAATCACATCGCGAGCATCAGCGCTCGTTGGACATATGATACCAATCCGTTTCTTCCCTTTTGTCATCACTTGATCTCGTACCCATTCCGCGCCAGTTCGTGTTTTGCCAAATCCACGACCAGCAAGGATTAACCAATATGACCAATCAGTATTTTTGAATCCTTCAAGCTGCTTTGGACGAGCATTGAAGTCCCAATCATATAATAATGAGGCTGCTACTTCCTCTGATAGGCTATTTAAGAACTCTTCTTGTTCTTCTTCAGGTAAATCTGCGAGCAATTCTTTTTGGCTTTTAGCAAAATGAGTTGAGGTCATTTTATTTCCGGTTAAGTATACCGATTGAACATTCAATCGGTATACCATTGTACTACAATTGAGTTACTGTATTTCTATAGGGGGTACTTCTGCTCCTGTTGGGTCTACTTCACAATTAACGCACAGTTCGACTGTTTCAATTATACTTCCATACTCATTATTATCCTCGTCATCGATCTTTTATTATTGGTTACCTTGAATATAGGCTTCGTTTTTCTTTTCTTTAGAATTGAACATGATATACTCTTTTATTAAGTTAGTAGAACAACTTACTCTATACAGTTTTAATAAAAATGCGACTAAAAATTTATTTTTCGGAAATTTGTCAGTGATATCTGATTGGTACATGGTAATCTTACTTAATGAATGATAATAGTGGTTGAGGAATGATAATAGTTGTGTTTTAGTTAATTAAATATTTTTCGGAAGGGGCGATTGACACCATAGGAAATTACAC